GGACCCGAGGTCTGATGTTCCATATCATTCATCCATTTTACACCGTCGACCTGATAAGGTGCGTGAAGAGTGCCGTTGAGAGTGTACTTGTTCATTGTATTGAGAGTTGTTGTATTGGTATGAAAATACTATATTCGATATTCGACTTAGGTGTTATTAATTACTATGATAATCATCGTCGGGATCAGACGCTATCTCGCAAACGTGTACCTTTTCTTTTAAAACGCGTTTCTTTTTCTCCTTAGGTTTTGGAAGTTCGTCGATATGTTCCCTGAAGTATAAAACTTTATCCCAAAACTCTTTCATGATAGGAAGATACGTCGACCACCACTCGGGATCTCTCTTCACGTTAACAACGTCAAACTCTTCTGGCTTAGGCCAATTCGTAGCCGCAGGTTTGTACTGGATAAAATCTGCTTCTTCTAGGTCTAAAATCTCCATACAGAGTTGAAGCTGTGGCATATAATGCACCGGAACTTCGCCGGGAATGATAGCTCTTTGAGGAGGGCACTTAATCTCGACCAATTTTCCCGATTCCGATACTCCATCGGGACTACCACCAAGCCACTTGTGAACAGGGTGTGGACATAAGCCTATTTCATGAACAACTTCACCGTGTCGTTGCTCATACAATATACGTGCTTCATCTTCGTATAACTCACCGTGCCGTGTAGCCGCATTCCCTGTAAACTTTTCCCCCAATCCACATTTTTTTAAGAGTAGACCATCCGGAGTTTCGTATGGATTCTTGCCTATAGCGGTAGCTGCATCACTTGCCGTGAGCATTTTTCCTCTTAGACTTAGCCATTCCTCGGATTTCTGTGGGGCGTACTCCCTCTCGAGTACTATCTTCACTTTCGGGTGCATTGGTTAATTTACCCTCCAAATGTTTAAGTACCGTACGAACGTATTTTTGAGAATACACTTCCCGTTTTTGCTTTTTATCGTTCTTTGTGACACGTTTTTTGGGGGCGAAGTCGTCCCCCTTCATTGTTGGATGTATCCTTTGTTTTGGTAAACTGACTTAGGTGGATAAAAGAACGCACGAGCTGCATTTTGTTCCGCTTGCTTTTTATTTTTCGCAGATCCGTATCCCATACATATACCATCCACAAATACGTTAATGTGAAAAATTCCGTTTTCGTGTGCGGTTATTGAGTATACAGGGAGACTGAGACTATTTGATTGGCAATATCTCATGAGATGATCCTTGAAATTATCGTCAACCATGATTGATTGCATATTCACAAACGAGGAATCGTTGTAGATACGCAATATAAACTCTTTCGCGTGCAATAGACCCATATCCATGTATATAGCGCCGACGAGTGCCTCGAATACATCTTCTAAAATCTTTGGATTGTGAATCCATTGATTTCGCATACCCTTTTCATCCATTCGAATCCATTTATATAGTTCGAGTTTGGATGCAATTTCAGCCAGTGTTTCTCCACGTACAAGCTTCGTGCGAGCTTTTGTTAGAAATCCCTCTTGACGATTTTCATATTTATCATATAAAAATTTGGTAATTACGAACCCTAAAACAGAATCACCAATAAACTCGAGCGTCTCAAACGACCCGTTTAACGTTTCATCCTCTTTTAGCGCACTTTTATGGGTAAAAGCTTTTTGGTACAAATCTATGTTTGATATTTTTGTACCAACAAGGTTCTCGGCAGATGCCCTGTCGATTATCATTGTTATTATATTATGTGGTTTTTATTTTTAAGTATGATTTACGCCTCGACCTTGGTATAATGAGGGCTGAGGAACTTCTGGAGGTTAAGGAAAGTAACCTGAACGTCGGCGGGGGGCTTAAGAAGATCGCGAAGCTTCTGGTCGAGAACGAGAATACGACCGTTATCGGGATGCTTGAGACCGTTGGCCTTCACGTACTCGTTAATAGACTTAGTTACGGTGCTGCGAGAGACGAGCTGACCCTCGGGAAGTCCCAGGAAAGTACGGAGCTCCTCGGAAATCTTTTGCTCACGGTTGAAACCGTTGTTCTTAGCACGCTTGGCGGACTTCTCTCCGTTAGGATCGTCGAGCTTAGCCTTGATCTTTCTGACAATCTTGGTGAGCGACTTAAGTTCATTACGGAGAGCGGTAATCTCGACAAGGCATTCGTTACGGTTGCACGCGGTTTCAGTAGACATTATACATTACATATGCAGTTCGTCTTTAAGTGTGTTGATATCATCAGCAGATGATCTATTCGTGTATAAAAAATGTTGATCTATATTAATGGACATCAAATTATATTCTAAACAGGTCATCGATCAGTTCAGACACGAAAATTTACTTTTCAGAGACGCCAAACTGAAAAAGTATTTTGAACGTAATGCGGCGAGAGATTTGGGAAAGTTTCGAAGTCGCTTACATAGTACACACTCGAAGAAATCACTGGAAAAATTTGTATACGTCTTCGTGACCGACGCGTGCAGAGATATCATACTCAATACTATAGGTGAAATTAGTGAGTATATGAAAAATATGGGTGATTTAGTGATCAGTGGTGGAGAAGCGTTCAATATGTATATGCCTTATAATGAACGCATCGTGACGAGTGATATAGATGCTAAGTTCGTTCCGCGTATTTACTATGATGCAAAGTATTTTGGTAAATTACAGGCCATAAAACTCATACTATGGGATAAGCTTGGTAAAATTGCACAAAAGTTAAACGCGCGTATCAAGACCCGTATTATGTCCATGGATAAGAAACTCATTAAATACTTGGGTTTGGGATTCAAACAAGGTGGTCCATTCGTGACGAGACGATACACTCTCATCAAGAAGAAAAAGACCCGCGCTAATAACAAGCCGGGTGTGGGTGATATATTCATAGATGTCGAATTATTTGCACTCGATCTGAATATCCGTTTCTTCTCTCCCGAAAATAATAAGATTGAAAATGTCACGTTAGGGGGATTACTTGATATACCTTTCATGAGACCTCGTGAGTTTGGATACGATGTGGTCCGTACTCTGAAAAAAGGTGTGACGTACAGGAACGTCAATACAAACAAGATGATAGTAAACAAAAAGGTATACGTCGCCAGTAAAGAGTTTTTGATAGAGGATATATACCTCATGCACACCTTAAAACTTCGTCCAGAGAAGAAAGAAAAAGATAGACAGCGACTTATACGATTGGCGAGATTATTTGACAAGAAAATCAAACTCGCGGATAGCATAGATTCCGTGATTAGGCGTATACAACCAAAACTCAAGAGAATATACGTGACAAAGCAAGCACCTAGGCGTAAGAATATATCTATTCAGAAGGCGATGAAGGTAAATCCTTACAAGTACAAAAAGTTTACGACAGAGCCGTCAAAGGAACGCCTTTCCAAGAAAATGGTACACGGATTAAACCCCGTATCCAGAAAAGCTGTGATAGAAGGATACGAGCGTTCAAATGGGAATCAGCGTTTCAATCTAAAAAATCTCAAGTGGAAGCGCGAGAATAACAACGCATACGTCAGGAATGAATTCGCACTCCGGCCTATAAATGCACAACCCATTCCTAAAAACTTAAATGTCCAGAATACGTTATACGGATTTAGGCCTAGAAGAGATGGTTGGGTTCCAAAACCTCTTCTCGAACGTTCAGCTGCTATACCTTTCATAGGTTTAAAGAAATGATACGTATATCTTACATAATGATTTACGATACAGTCGCCAAGGGTGAAGACGGCCTTTACCATGTTCGCGCATTCACAGACGAGCGTAAGCGTAAGTTTATTCAGCTTAACGATGTCAAGATTGTAGAGAAGACCGGTGACGACATAAGCTTTGAACCTGCCGACTTTACGAAAATCGACGAGCTTCATGAGGTTAATATTCAGAATGCTATCGAAAATTGCGAGGCCTGGTTTGGTCGAAAGCTTGCTGACAAGACTATCAAATCCGCTTACATCAGGGACGACACTATCTCAGCAGAGCGTATTTCTAACAGCAAGGTTTTTTCCGCCGATAAGGAGGCCGTCGATTTTGACGAGATTCAACCCGACGCCACATGCTCCCTCGTTCTCGAATTTTCTGGACTTTGGTTTGCCAAGAAAGCATTCGGTCCAGCCTGGAATGTTGTTCAAGTCAGGCTCGCCAAGCCCGATGAACCTGATCAGGAGACTTTCGATGAAACTTATCCCGATGAATATATGTTCGAGGATGATCAATAAAAAAAATTTGTTAACAGTATATAAAAGATGTCTCTTACTAAACGCTTGAACAGGGTTCCCTACGGTCGCGTCTTATTTGCTTTCGTTGTCGGCGTTATTATCATCGTCCTCCTCAAGAGGACTGGTAAGACTTCCACATACTCCGTTAAGGAGAGGTCTTACGCCCCCATCACCAGCGCCAGTGCCGGTGATGCCCCAGGCCCCCAGCCCATGGCTGCCGATTCTTGTGAGATGCGCGCGGGTACCGGTCTCGCTTCCTCTCTTCTTCCGCGTGAGGTGGCTTCTCAGGAGGAGTTCGGTGAGTTCGCTCCCGAAGATATCCTGGCTGGCCAGAGCTTCCTCGAGCCCCGTAACCAGATCGGTATCCCCGAGACTACTGGCGGCGCCCTTCGCAACGCTAACCAGTCCCTTCGCGCCGAGCCCCCTAATCCCAAGGAGCCGTTCACGTGGAATAACTCTACCATTGCCCCCGACACCATGCAGCGTGCCTTAATCTAAAACAACTTAAAGGTAATTAGTCTTTATTTAGTATATGTCTAACATTCAAGCCGACGATCTCACGAACAGCGTCTCTAAACTGGTTGAACTTAATCAGCAGATTAAAGAAGCAAGATCCGATATTAAAGTCCTTTCCCAAGCAGAAAAGGCACTTAAGTTACACATCAAAAAACTGATGGTAGATAACGGCCTCGACGTCATCAATACCAAAACTGGTAAAATCACGGTCAAGAAAAGCATTCGAAAAGTTGGTCTTAATAAAGACACCATCAGGGAAGGACTTAACGTATTCTTCGACGGAAACGATCAGCAGGCGGAAACTGCCTTAAAGGTAATCGTCGAGAGTTTACCAACAAAAGAAACATCTACTATCTCCGTAACCGGACTCAAAAAGAAGACTTCTGAATAATGGTTTGGAATCAGTACGTCTACGAGGCGACTACAGGAAACGACCCCGAATATGAAAGTGATAATGAAAATTATGATAGCGACTATGAACATACGATAGAAGACTGGGAACTCGAATACTCAGAAGAACTTCATCATATGTGGAATACCATGAATACCCTGCTCTATGATGCACATATTCAGCATTCAGGCCAGTTCTGCGATTTTGTTGAATTTTGCTATCTTGAACATGATACGATTGGAAGAACTACATGGGAATACCAGGAGCAAACAATGTGGTATGAGGAACGCCTGATTCATGTATGGAAGAACCTGGTCAGGATTATTCGAGAGAATGGTATTCGTGAGCAAATGATGAAAGGTGTATCATTTGACCATTTTCTGTCGTTCGCGAAAAATATTATGTGTATATATTAAATGCTTCCCCTACTTACCTCCCAGAAGGTAGCCATCCCCTCTGTTCTTTTTCTTGCGCTCAGCCCTGGTATGCTTCTTAAGACCAACGGCATGAAGCTCTCGTTCAAGAATGTCAGCACCGACAAGATGTCCGTGCTTTTCCACGGTCTCGTGTTCTTCCTGGTGTACTCTCTCATCGCTAAGTCCATGGGCCTCGTTCTTACCCAGAACGACCTCCTCGTGACCACCGCGCTCTTCATGGCTCTCAGCCCGGGTATGCTTCTTACCATCCCTCCCGGTAAGTTCATGTCTGGAAAGACTTCCCAGACCGCGATCCTGGTTCACACAATCGTTTTCGCGGTTGCGTTCGCTCTTTTACGAAAGCAATTTCCTAAGTTCTATTAAGTGATGCGACATGGAATATCTTGTGATAGGCCCAGCGTCTATGGGTCTTTTTGCTTTCATGGGCCGGTTAAAAAAATATGAAAATGAATTAAAAAATATAAAAGAGATCTCCGGTGCATCAGCTGGCGCTTTAATAGGCACGTTTTTAGCCATGGAAGTATCTTTAGATGATGCATTTGAAAAGTTAATGAGTCTGGATATCGAGGGACTTGCAAAGTACAAATTACGATCACTTTTAAAAAATTATGGACTCATAGATGTTGAGGCTGTTCGTAATGCTATAGAAAAGATGTATGGATGCAATCCCACGTTTTCAGACTTGAGTAAAAAGTTATACATAGCAGCGTTTAATCTAAACAGGGGGAGAACTGAATATTTTTCAGTAGATTCACATCCCGATATGCACGTGATAGATGCCATATGCATGAGTATATCTATACCTTTCATAGCAGCCACTAAATCGTACAAGGGGAGTATGTATTTAGACGGAGGCACGAAAGATATTATGCCGTTAGAACCTTTTTTTAATAAACCACATCATAAGATTATATCGTTTATTTTACATAACGAGCCACGTTATATAGAAAAGATAACGACGTTCACGGAGTACATAGGCGCATTTATGAATCGTGTAATCGATTTTAGGATCAATGCATACGATCCAACTAAATACAAAACTATACACGTGAACACGAGTGATTTCAATATCTTTAAATTCAATATGTCTTATGATGATAAATTACGTATGTTTTTACACGGTTTTAACCAGTAATCCCATCTGTTATATTATTTTATGTGATTATAACAAGATGGACGTTTGTGATCCTGATGCCAAAACAAAGAATATCAGGAAACTGATTAAGCTTCACACAGGGCACGCAGTCAACGTGTCCCGTGAGCGGATGTGTGATATTACTCGAGAGGCTAAGAAGGGGAATTTGCCCATGCCTCCTCTCGTGCTTACGAGAGATAAGCGTTTTCTTTTGGATTCTAAGTCGCCGCTTACCCAAAAGGATTATGAAACGCTTTATAAATCCAATACAACTTCTGCAGACGCGAAAAGACTCGCCAAGAAGGTTGGACTTGTGAATATCGACAAAACTATAGCCGATTTAAAGGATGCTATTGGTCGACGATTAGCGAGCACGAGTGTACGTGAGCCTATACTCTTACCGGGGTCTAGAGCAGTCTCTGTACCGAAATCTGAAAACTTTTTCGTCAATGAGAATCGGAACAATGTTCAAAACGAGAATCGGAATAACGAGAATCAGAATCGGAATAACGAGAATCAGGACCGTGCTAATATTAATAGTGCGAGGCGAAACAATGGCGGCAGACCAAACGGTAACGCTGTGAAACCTAATGGTAACGCTGTGAAACCTAATGGAAATCGTCCCAGGTCTATGAAAAATACCATACGGAATAGACATAAGGACCGTATCAAGGATTTCAGTAAAAACCGCCGCGAACCTAACCGCCGCGAACCTAACCGCCGCGAACCCAATGGAAAGAAACCCGGATTTTTTGGTCGGATTTTTGGGGGTAGCAAGAACACGTCCACGAACAAACTTAACACAGAGATGAAGTTGGCGCAGATGAAACGTAATACACAAAGACAGGTTTCGCATCAGAAAACGGTGCAGTCTCGATTACGTTTAAGAGAAGCTAAGTTGGCCAAAAACATGATTTCCGAAGCTGAGCGCGAAAAGCGTCAGGCTATAAACGACGTGACTAGAATACAGAACAATAAACACCTGTTAGAGGTCGAGCTGAACAGGCGCGCGAATAATTCGCGTAAGAAATCTAACGAAGCAGCCAAGGCTCGACGTGAATTGGCTAAGGAGAAATTGCACGCCGGGGGGCTCAATACACGAATCGCTGCGTTACGTCGACGAGCGACCATGGAAAGGGAGCAGGCCAAGAAAATTGAGAAAAATGCTCAGAATCGTATCAAGATTGCAGAGAAGAAGGTTACAAACAAGAATGAGAACATCGGTCTCAAACAGAGCGAAATTAATAAGATGAAGGTAAACTTAAACGCGGCATCTAAGAAGGCGGATGGGTACAAGAGGTCGGTGGATAGTCAGTTAGCCAAGATACAAGAACTCACGAAGAAACTGGAAGCCGCTGGTAACGCCGGTAATTCGGAGAAGGTGAAAACGCTAGAAACGCAAATTACTAAGTTGTTGAAGGAGCTTGAAGAACTCAAGAAGAAACCCGTCACGGTTGTCCAAAATGCAGAACTCATCGCTAAAAAGATTGAACTCACGAGGTTAGCTGGTGTACATGGTGTGAATTTTAGTAAGAATATCAACAATCTCACGATGAATAATGTGAGGGGAACTGTTCCAAAAAATAATTTTGGAAAAAATACACAAACTAAACTGGCTCCTATGGGAACACCGGCTATCGGGCCGGCGACTAAGAATATAATTAGTAGTATCAATAAGGCTACTACACTCACGGAACTGCGGAAGATCTTTCTTAAGGGTAGCCGAGAGCTTCATCCTAACAAGGGTGGAAATAAGGACGCTTTCAGTGTATTTAAGAATGTTCACAACAAAAAGCAAAAGCTTTTAGAAGCCGGAAATACGAAGAGTAATGCAGCTAACGGAATTGGAAATGGAACCAAAAACAATAAAGTACTCGCTATCGCTAATAAACCTGATATTTCATCTAAGGTACTCGCACTCGAAAAGAAAATAAAGGCCGCCGGTGAAGTAAAGAAAAAAAAGAAAAATGCCGAACTCGCAGCGATTGAAACGAAAAGACGAGAAGAGATGAATATAATCCGTGCCGAGAAAGAAAAGGCAATTACTAATGCAGCCCGTAATAAAGATACAGCCGTGAAAGAGGCTGAAGCTGCTGCTAAGGCACAAGCCATGGCTAACACGGCGGAGGAAAGAGATAAAGCCCTGGCAAACCTCCAAGCAGCTCAAGTTAAGATCAGCGCGGCAAATGAAGAAAAGACGAAAGCGTTGGAGAAAGCTATGGAGGAACGTGATCAGGCACTCGCAAAGGCTGCGAAAAATAAAGAGGCTGCTCTTGTGGCTGCTAAGACTGCGGCTAATGCTAATAAGGCAGCTGCCCTCACACAAGCTAATAGTCTTAAGCGTCGACGTATGTTTGAATCGCTTTTAAATGAGTATAATGTTTCTATGAATAAGCGTATCACACTTACAAAGAGATTCGAAAAGGGAAATCGTATAAGCGCGATAGCGGCAGAATTAAAAAAGGAAAAGGCTAATAAAAATAAAGCCAAACTTAATGAGATCCGTGAAGAGAAGAATAAAGCACTCGCCGAGGCTGCGGCCAATAAGAACAAGGCGCAATTTGAAGCGAATGCGGCACGTAAAGCACTCGTGGCCGGTAGATTTCAATCTGCGGCAAACAAAGCTGCACTCGAAAAGAGGGTTACTGAAGCTGAAGCGAACATTAAAAGGGCTGCGACAGAGAAGGTTGAGGCTCTTGAAAAGGCTGAAAGAAACAAGAAAAATGCGATCAAGGGAGCCGTCGCCTTCAATAGAATGAAAGGAGCCATAAACGCAAAGAAGAATGCTCGCACCTCTATTGAAAATAGATTACGTGCGAAGGCTCAACAGGCCCGTAACACTGTCGAAAAGAGAAAGAAAGCACAAGCAGAACTGAGAGCACTGGCCAAAACTAAGGGTGTAAATTTCACTAGCAACATCAACAGGGTCACGTTAAATGGAGTGAAGAATCTTACAAAACGGATAAAGATTGCGGGCATCGCGAAAGCCAAGACGGACGGTGAAACTACACGATTGGAGCGTCAAAAGGCAAACGAAAACAGGCGAAAACAGAATGCACGCAATGCCGAGGTGAATAAGGCTGCGACTGCTCGACGTATCGCGTTAGAAAAGAAACAAGCCGCCGCGAAACAGCGAAGAGAATTGCAAGAACAGGGTCGAGGCAAAAGAAACGCGGAAAAGATTGCCGCGAAGGTGAATGCAAAGAAAGAGGAGAACAATATGATCGCTCGAATGAAGGCGACGCGTAACAAACTCGCTACGAATAAGGCTGCGACTAATAAGGCTGCGGCTAATAAGGCTGCGGAGGCGGATGCGCGAATGAACGCAATTGTCGCGATAAAAAGAGATTATGCTAATACAGTCTACAATGCGGGTGGATTAATAACAAATAAGGAGAAAGCGTATTGGATTGAGCAGGGTAATCAAATGGGCCTGGCGATGAGTTATGGTACAAAGACGGAAAAGAACTTCAAGGGTCTGAAGAAGATGTTTATGGATAATCTCAACCGGGTAAAACGTAACAAAAATATCAAGAACGCTAAGAACGCTGCAGCTGTCAAAATTCAAGCTGCGGTAAAGGGTACACAAGTGCGTAAGAGTGTGGGTGGTAGTAGCATGGGTCAAGATATTCTGAAAAAACACATTTCGGGTATAAATGTGATGGCTGGTCAGTCGATTCCCGGTTTCACCGGTAAACGTCTCGAAGATGGGGGATATGAAAAAAAGTGGTTACAACGAGTAGACGAAGAAGGTGATACAGCTGTAAAACGCGCAAAATTAAGAAAGATGTTTGACGACAAATTCGAACTTAAAAAGACGCTGCTCAAGAACGAAAAGACGAATGTCCGAACTGGATATAAAACCTTCCCACATCCAGCCTCATTGAAAAGTTTGAAATCTCAAGTTATGCGTCCTTTTTATAGACAGGATTCTTCTACAAAGGGTACTGATAGAAATGCAGCGATATTGAACGCCGTGAGAATAGAGAAACAGATAGACGAAGCCAAATCTGCGTATGCGAAAAAGATTCTGGAACAACAAGCCAAGAATATGAAGAAAGCTGGACAAAAATTTAAGACGTATAATAATCCTGTATCGAACAATACCAAGATGCCCAAGAAGACCACTTCCAACCCTTTATTTAAAACCTCGGGTGGATTCAATGGTGGTATACGTCTCGGCGCGGGTGGTAACAAGAATATTAACGGTGTGAACATGACTTTAAAACGTGCAAAACCTTCTCTTAAGAACATTACAACCCGTAAAGTAATTCGTCCCGCGCGTATGGCGGGTAATAGCCTACTCAAGGCTGGGCAAATTACACAAGCCAAGAAAAATGCAGTAGGAAATGTAGCGGGAGCGCGAAAGGCGTATGCAAATCAGGCAAAGTTCGCTATAGAGCAAAAGAAAAAGCGGGCTAAACAACGTGTCATAAACAGCTTAAAAGGTAAGGCGGGAAAGAACCAGGTTAGATATATGAAAATGATAAACACGGGTCAGATAAACCAGGCAATGAAAGAGGTCGATAGGAAAGTGATGCAACATCCCGGTCTCAAAATTCAACCTAAGTTGACGTGAATAGAGTAAAAAGTAATTCAAAAAAAATGGATATGACCGAAGAAATTATTGAATTTATTGAGGAGGGACTCCGTCGTGACATGACCGATCATGATATTATTGAGTGGTGTGAAGACAATACCCCTGACCTCGCTGATATATACCACAAGTATGTTGATACAAACTTGTCGTACAGAATGGCATCTATGACGATGTTTTTTATAGAATCTGTATACGGATGTGACGATGATTACGATAAGATCAGGCTGTTCATTGATCACATGCAAAGAGAGGAGAGTGTAGTAAATTAGTAAGATTCCAGATTTGTAATTTATGTAAAGGGTTTTTTATATGTTCTATGTTATTAGCGTATTCTAAGATTCGCTCGTTATCGTCCGGCTCAGAAATGACACGTGGATCTTCGTGATTGCGAATGTAATCGGCTATGATATAAATGATTGCATCCAATAACTCCTCACGTGCCATTTCTACCCACGAATTAGTTGAAGTACCCCACTCCGTCGTATCTGAATCTACTCGAACACCGTGACCGTAACGACTTTTACCAATATTGAGCCGATCGACGAGTTGATCCTCTAGTTTCATATTTTATATATTTTTCAAAGCTTTAATTACTCATCAATCTCACAGTCCTCCTCGTCGTCGGCAGAAGCATCGTCTTCGCTACCCGAGTTAGGCATACCCGCGACACCCTGGAAGGCGAATGAGGGTAGCTTTTGCGACTTCTCGCAAAGAACCTGGGAAAGGCGGACGCTCACACCGAACTTGTTGTCGATAAACCAGATCTGATTAAAATCCACGATACACATGCATCGCTGACTCTTCTCAATACTATCGACAGTCATGCTCTTTTGCTGAGCGTCATAGGCTTCAGCGAGAAACTCGCCAGTAGGCTTAGTCATGACCTTAAGTTTGAGAGTCGAAGGATAAGCCTCCTTACCGGGACGAACGAGTGGCTTGTAAAGTGCCTCTCGGATGACGTCGATGTTGTACGCCTTGCCGAGCCAATCCTTAGAGTTCTTGGCGACAGTTTCGATGATAGTCTGGTCGAGTTGGGTCAGTTTGTTCATAAGAGAAATAGCTTCTTCATTATCGGTATCAAAGGAAAGATCGAGTGAGTAAGATGTCTTGTTAGTAGCCTCGTCAGTGAAAGCACTCAGGCCGAAAGGAGATCTCATGAAAGGAAGCTGAAGGTAAAGCTTCTTGTTGTCTTGTGCGTTAATGTATACGGTTTTCCCACCGTTCTTGTTCTTCTTCATGTTGGAAAGAACGACGGTGGAAGGATCAAATTGCTCATAACGCTGAATCATAGTCGACATTGTTGGTTGGTTGTATTTGATATACGGGGCCAAACTTTAAGCCCGTTTTTTTTCTCAGAATATATTAATATTACGATGGGTCTCTTTAAAGATTGTGGATGTGGGTGTGATGGTAAAAAGCAGGAGAAGAAGCTCGCCATTTCTTTCATGGCGGCTTTGACCTTTTTTATCATCGCTAACCCCAGCATGTATCGGTTTATGCGCCGTATTCTTGGGAAGTGGGTGTCGGGTCCTACCGGGTGCCCTTCTTCCTCCGGCTTACTTTTGCACACCGTGGTGTTCATGTTCGTGACATGGGGAATGATGAACATAAAGTACGAGGGTTTCGAGGTTAAAATGACCCCCGACGAGGAGCCTGTTCCCGAGGAGGAGCCCGAGGAGGAGCCCGAGGAGGTTTCTATGGAAGAGGTCGAGCCCGAGGAGGAGCTCGAAATGGAGGAAGAGGAGGACGTGTCTATGATGCCTATGCCGCCGCCGCGCATGGCAGAGGTTGATTCTCCTTTACCAGGCATGGCTGAGTCTCCTATCGGTTTATACGATACAGGTATGGTTTTCTCACCTATGGACATCAATGAAGAGGCGGATACACCCGCTTCCGTTAAATTTGGAACCGGTGGATTAAGTGTGTCGTGCGCTGATGGCAGTCGACCCATCGTTAATTAGAATTCTTCGTCGAAAGTTAAATCGGTCGTTTCATCGATTTTTCCATAGTCTCCAACTCGTTTTTCAAAAAAATTCGTCTTACCATCCAGGGAAATATTTTCCATAAAATCAAAGGGATTTTGTGTATTCCAGATTTTATCGAACCCCGCTTGTTTCAAAAGTCTGTCCGACACGTATTCGATGTAATCGGACATCTTTTCGGAATTCATACCGATTAAACTACATGGGAGAGCTTCAATGATGAAGCCCTTCTCGATTTCAACCGCTTCACGCACGATCTCGTGGATAGTATCACGCGCTGGTTTATTTTGCAACATTTTGAATAATTCAATGGCAAAGTCGAGATGAAGGCCCTCGTCACGACTGATAAGTTCATTGCTAAAGCATAGGCCAGGCATGAGCCCACGCTTTTTAAGCCAAAAGATGGCGCAGAAGCTACCTGAAAAGAATATACCCTCCACACACGCGAACGCCAATAAGCGCTCAGCAAAAGGACGTGATTTGTCAAACCATTTCATAGCCCAATCTGCTTTTCTTTTTATAGGATCAATAGTTGTGATAGCCTCGAACAGTTTCTTTTTTTCTGCGCTATCCCGAATATACTTATCGATGAGTTTACTATAGGTTTCTCCGTGAACCATTTCATTGTGTACCTGATACGCGTAAAATGACCGCGCTTCGGTGAGTTGAACCTCATCTGCAAAATTGTTGTTGATATTTTCAAATACGATGCCGTCTGAACCAGCGAAAAATGCAAGGATATATTTGACAAAATGCTTCTCGTTATCGGTGAGGGACTTCCAGTCTTCCATGTCAGCACTCACGTCAACTTCCTCAGCTGTCCAGTTGGACATTTGGGCCTTTTTGTACAAGGCCCATAGGTTATCGTGTTCAATGGGAAACACGGTGAACCTGTTCATAGTTGGTAAGAGCATGGGTTCAGCTTCTTCGAGATACTCCTGAAAAGCGAAGTAATCTCCGATGTGTTCACCGTTGATCTTAATCTGAGGGTAGGTGACAGCGCGAGGGCCGCAGAGTGTTTTCAGTTCATCCTTCTCAACGAGTAGTTTTGAATAGTCCAGGTTTAAGTCCTTGCACATGTTTTCCGCGTAAGTACAGTATTTACAGTCCGGCTTTGAAAAAATCTCAACTCCCATATCGTGTGTTATTAGCCTACAATATTTTTGTCCGAAATCTTTAAACGATGATACAGTTTTCCGAAATCGAATTTTCGGAAATTCAGCCTGGAGATTTACTCAAAATTTTAGTGAATATTGATGATGTAGAAGATGAACAGTATGCGAAAGTAGAAGAGAATCGCGATGATTACCTAATAATACAGTACTATTCGGAGTCTTCGTTCTCGTATAAAGGCGCTCCCGTGTACACTCTCGACGAAGAAACGAATTTGATCAGGGGAGATAGTATTTTAGAACACCACGCAGATGGAGATACCGTGTTTACTTGTATAAATGATGTAGATAGGATGTACGTAATAACCACGGAACAGGATAGCGAAGTAGAGAGTGTATTATGTAACGAATCTGACGAAGATATGAGTAGTACGGATACTTTTATAGTGTCTGATAGCGAGATAGAAAGTATAGAACTCCCTCCCGATCACGCGACTATTGATAGACAGTGGAACGAATGGCAGCCTCGAAGCCCTGGATCTACTAGGTTTAAACAAGCAGTGGATGCTATAGAAGAAAAAGCCCGTCTTCAAATGGACGAAGTGAATTTTTGACCTAAGTGCGCTCGATTTAAAATAAAAAAACAACTTATATTTTCATAATGGATTCAGAAACTTTGGCTGCTATTTGGTCCCAGTGCGACCGCTTACAACAAAAACCAACAATCAAGCCAATAGATAGTCGATTATGTAAAGAATGTTCCATATACAAAACGCTTACTAGAGAAGGAATGGTGTGCACTGAATGCGGAAGAGTCGACTCAATTTACGTTGACGATTCTGCAGAATGGACGAGTGGAGTTACAGATGACGGACGTGTATCCGATCCTTCGAGATGCGCCGTACCCGCATCTAATCATGAATTGTTTTCGGACTCGTGGGGTAAAAGTACCGTTATTGCTACAAAGTACAATTCGACATATCAGCAGAAGCGCATGGCTAAAATCACATTTCATAATTCAATGAATCATAGAGATAGATCTCTCTACCATGCATATCGTAACATAGATGAAGCGTGTGTAGATTTACCAGAGAGTATCTTACGAGACGCCAAGACGTTATACAAAAAATTCAACGAAGGTAAACTTACTCGAGGAGCTGTACGATCTGGTATCAAGGCAAACTGCGTTTTATATGCGTGTAGAATTGCTAATGTACCTCGCACTACGAAGGATATAGCGGATATGTTCGATATCCAATGCAAGGATATTAGCCGGACGACGAGTATTTTTACCCAGACTGTCGACAACGAAAAGACGGAGAAAAATTACGTGACCAAACCATTCGATGTCATGTCCAGACTTCTAAATACGTTCGATATCACACGTGAAGAGCGTTTGGCGTGTAATAAGATGTGCTACAAATTGGAGAGTTGTGTTGAATTGATGAGTAAATCACCGAATAGTGTGGCTACAGCTGTTATTTATATGGTTCTTAACTCGAGGGTCACTAAAAACGAGATATGTCAAAAATGTTCGGTGTCTGTTCCTACACTTAATAAAATCGTTACCATCACAAAACGACACTTAGAGGAATAATTTGTAATAGAAACTAGTATGGTTAAACTCTTTCTCAGCACTCCATGTTATGGGGGTTTATGCCTCGAAAAGTACATGAAGAGTATCGTCAATCTTCAGATGCTCTTGATGCGCGAAGGCGTACAATTAATGCTTGACACGACTGAAAATGAAAGCCTCGTGCACCGGGCAAGGAACGTGTCTATCGGTAGATTTATGCAGAAAACAGATGCCGATTTTTTTATGTTTATCGACGCGGATGTTGAGTTTGATGCACATTCGGTGCTTCGATTACTTAACTCTGGTCACGACGTATCTGTCGCTGTGTATCCCAAGAAGGTCGTCATGTGGGATCAAGCTCGTGAAGCCGTAGAAAATGGCGACGATCGCAATATGGCACTTCTATCGTCAAGTCTCGTGGCAAATATAGGGGCTACGAAGCGATCGGTCGTTAACGGTTTCGTAGAAGTCCTGGATGGACCTACGGGTTTCATGATGATTTCCCGTGAAGCCCTGACCAAGATGCACGAACACTATCCGGAATTGAACTGCAAGAATGATCACCAAAACAGGGACTTTGATGAATACTGTGCAATTTTTGATTGCATGATCGATCCAGATAGTAAGCGATATCTATCGGAAGATTACGCATTCTGTCGTCGTTGGCAACAGATGGGAGGTAAAATATATGCGGATTGCAATACCACATTAGGACACGTGGGTAATTTACCATTTTCTGGGTGCTTAAATGATAGGCTTAAGGCTTAAGATCACAATATAGCCAATGAAGGTTACTACTGTTATCGTCACGCGAAGTGGTTCGTGTCATGTGAAGACACTTCATACGATTCTTCGTATGAATATTCAGTGTATAAAAAATAACATACAAAACCAGATCGTATTCGTTAATGATGATCCTTATGCAAAAGCTGACGCCATTCAAAAATACGTCAAGGATACCGATCGTATCTTTTTTATCGACTTTGGTATTCAAGTAGACGACGAGTCTGTTTCACATGTTGTTAGTAAGCGCGACGATTACCATGTTATGGTGTTTCCAGGTGTGATTGAAGGTATTGACTGGGATATGTTCAAGGATAAGATATCGAAAAAATCTACAGAACCCACGCATCAAATGGCTCTTAACTTCGATACCGAAATAGGGAACCTGGTTTCGGAAAATATGTACACGGTGAGGACAAGCTCCGCGCGAGCTTGGTTTATGATATGTAAACCCACTCTCAAATATATCAAATGTCGTCGAACTGGAAAGTTAAAAATTAGTCCTAAGTCGGCTACGATGTTTGAAAATTTCAAAGAAAACGGAGTCAAAGTTGTCGCGTTCACCGGCGCCCGACTCACTTTTACATACCCCCACGAGTGTATCGGAAACATCGTCAACTCGGCCGGCGTTAAAGCTAATTAAAGATTAAACCAAAAACATACGTATAATGCAACGTTTATCTGTAAAGCGTGAAGATCCCCTTTACAAATACACGCTCGATTTCATGGAGCACTATTGGGGTACTAAGGGTAAAGGTATTTTCCCAGGTAGTCAGCCAATCTCCATCGAATATCGCCATTTTGATATCTTAAAATCCAATCCATACGTCGTATGCGAGAAGACGGACGGAGTTCGTTTCATGATGCTCGCGTTCACGTTCGATTATAAAAAGAAGACGATTTTTGTAAATCGCGCCTTGGAGATGTTTGATTGTCCATTGAACTTTCGAAAACCCGTGTACGAAGGCACGATTGTCGAGGGTGAGATGTACGGTGATACCTTCATGATGTATGACATGCTCATGAACTGCGGGGAAATGATAGGTGGTCAGGAGTTTCTTACTCGACTCGATCATATGGAAAAATTTAAAAAGATGCTCATGAGTCTCAAATACGACCCGATAAAACTGGCGCTGAAGACGTTTCATTTAATGTCCGATTATCAAGAGTTTATGGATAATTACCTGCCCACGGTGCAACAGGAGATTGATGGCCTCATTTTTACACCTATTAATGATACAGTAAAAACTGGTACACATGAAACTATGTTTAAGTGGAAGCCTCGGGACAAGAACACGATCGACTTCCAACTAAAGAGAAAGGGTGATTTATGGAGATTATACGTACAAGAAAGGGGTAAGTTGATGTTTGAGTCGGAGATTCGTGATGATTGGGTTCCTCTCAAGGCTCGAGAGTTTATGAAAGAGGATGCCATCATCGAATGTCAATATATGTTTCAGGATTCTCCTATGTGGTGGAAACCGATAATGCCTCGCCACGACAAAACGTTTCCCAACAGCCGACGAACGTTTTATAGGACTCTCGTGAACATTCGAGAAGATATCTCTATGGCCGATTTTCTAGACTGTAAACCATAAAGTAATAACTTCCCATATCGGGTGGGTGTTGTTCTCTGACGAATTCGTCGTTCAGAAAAAACCACCGATCTCGCTGCCTCGCAAAGCTTACATAATGCCCGTCGTGTTGGTGGCCCACGTGCATTGCGCATGCAGTCAATTTATAGGTGTGATTATCGAGAATTAGTTCGTGTATAATTTTAATATGATTTTTTACGTCGAATGATAACATGAATACGGGTGGTAGCTTTGAAAACATCATCCGCGTCGAAGCTGCGTTATGTTTAACGCCTTCATCGTCCACAAAATCTTCTAAAACATTCCAACTCGTACTCTCTTGAAGCATCTTTCCTATATCCGATCCTCTAGAAGTCATTAAATGAATGCTAAAGTCCTCTTCATTCAACGACTTCCCCGTAGGCCAAATCGTTTCTTGTACCTTTTTACCATAGAACCATTCTTTTACGATAGGTTGATGTTGTTCAAGTATGTCTATTATACATAATATAGCTTCTTGAACGTCGTGTTGTTCGTCGGTTTTAAACCGAGGAAATTTTCTTTGAAACGCGAACAAAAGCAAATCTAAATTCAGTGGAGTTTTATCATTCGACCAGTATTTCTGAACGGTGAGTTGAAAAAGAACCGTGAACATACATGCTCCTTCGCCCTTGTAAGAATCTCTTAAGAAGTAGTTCGAGACCTGCGGAAGGTTAAATAAGCATTGTATAGCGGTATTAAAATAACACGAAGTTCCCTCATTTATGAGACCTCTCATATTTTTATTTCGAAAGAAAACTTTAATTAGAGATTTGACACGTACTATTATTACAAAAATGTCTAAAGCTATTGGTATTGATCTTGGAACTACTTATTCGTGCGTCGGTGTATGGCAAAATGATAGAGTTGAAATTATCGCAAATGACCAGGGAAATAGAACGACCCCCTCGTACGTGGCGTTCACTGATTCTGAACGCCTCATAGGGGATGCTGCAAAAAATCAAACGGCTATGAACCCAAAGAATACCGTTTTTGATGCGAAGCGTCTTATTGGGCGTAAATTCTCAGACCCAAAAGTTCAGGAAGATATCAGAGGTTGGTCTTTCAAGGTGGTTCCCGGTGCGGCTGATAAGCCCTCCGTCGAGATTGATTTTAAAGGAGAAACGAAACGTTTTGAACCGGAAGAGATTTCGTCTATGGTGCTCACCAAAATGAAAGAGGTCGCTGAGATGTATATTGGTACCGGTATCAAGGATGCAGTCGTCACTGTGCCGGCGTATTTCAATGATTCTCAACGTCAGGCTACAAAAGACGCCGCAGCTATTGCGGGGTTGAACTGTCTTCGTATAATTAACGAACCAACTGCCGCAGCTATCGCGTATGGTCTCGATAAACATAAGGATGAAGATAAGAACGTGTTGATTTTTGATCTGGGTGGAGGCACTTTCGACGTTTCCCTTCTTAACATCGAAGGGGGTATTTTTGAAGTAAAGGCTACTGCAGGTGATACCCATCTAGGAGGTGAAGACTTTGATGCACGTCTTCTCCAGCATCTGTCCCAAGAATTCAAGCGCAAGCATAAGAAGGATATTTCTGATAACCCGAGAGCTTTGCGTCGTTTGAGAACTGCGTGTGAACGCGCGAAGCGAACGCTTTCTTCTACTACCCAATCGGCGGTCGAGATTGATTCACTGTACGAGGGTGTCGATTTTTACACGTCTATTACAAGGGCACGTTTTGAGGAACTAAACGCAGACTTATTCAGAAAGTGTATGGAACCCGTGGAGAGAGTCATAAAGGATGCGAAGATGGATAAGTCTATGGTTCAAGAGATTGTTCTCGTCGGTGGATCCACACGCATTCCTAAGATTCAACAAATGTTGTCCGAGTATTTTAATGGTAAGGAACTCAATAAGTCTATTAACCCCGATGAAGCTGTCGCATACGGTGCGGCTGTGCAGGCTGCCATTCTTTCGGGTGTAGACAATAGCGCCGTACAAGATCTACTGCTTCTCGATGTAACCCCTGTTTCTATGGGTATTGAAACCGCTGGAGGAGTGATGACTAACCTCGTAGACAGAAATACCACGATTCCTACCAAGAAAGAACAGGTCTTCTCTACCTATTCTGATAACCAACCATCAGTTCATGTTCAGGTATACGAAGGTGAGCGAGCACGCGCGGCTGATAACCACATGCTAGGAAAGTTTGATTTGAATGGTATTACTCCCGCACCCCGAGGAATCCCACAAATTGCCGTGACGTTTGACATTGATGCGAACGGTATTCTTAACGTGAGTGCTGAAGATAAAGCATCTGGAAAGTCCGAAAAGATTATCATCACGAACGACAAGGGACGTCTCTCGAAGGATGATATCGAACGTATGGTAAACGACGCAGAAAAATACAAGGAGGAAGATGATACGTATCGTAAGAAGGTGGAAGCTATTAACGCATTCGAAGCGAACGTATTCGGTGTAAAGGGTGCGACTGAAAAATTAAGCGAGGACGACAAAAAACTCGTAGAAGATAAGGTAACTGAAACTATTTCATGGATAGATAACAATAGATCTGCAGAACTCGACGAAATTGAGCACATGCAGACAGAGTTTAGGGAATTCGTTGACCCCATTTTTTCCAAGCAAAAATCCGAACCCGAGCCCAAAGCAGATACTGGACCGGAAATTGAAGAGCTTGATTAATCGCACCTAAGTAATTTAAAGATTTCAGTCAAAATAAGACTGTAAAGATGAACGTTCATTCCCTCACCGACACTGTTTTTCCTCTTGTTAACCAATACAAAGATGAAGAATATATCGAGTTAGAATTCCGTCTCGGAAAGTTCAACGGTACCATGTTCGACACGAATATTGGTAAGCCTATGCACGATTACATTATGCATGGACTTTCTAAATATACAGGTTGGGATCGTATCATCGCTTCCGAGGAAGAAGTATTCTATCGCAGCAGTGATGGTGTACGCATTTCCGTCGACTCTGCAACGGGTGATGAGGTTATCGTCCAAAAAAATCGAATCAAGAATCATGATCTAAAGCATTTAGGAAATGTACCCTTTGATATTCGTTTCAGTGTCTCAAAAGAGATTCCACTGCCAGAAGATACCGAACGTGATATGGATAAAAAGAAAACTAAGAAGCGTGTATCTTTCATTCGTAAGAATGTATCGATTGATATGACGATCGTGAGTGGTGATAGCCACGACATGGACTCAGAAGATTCGATGTCGTATCAGATGGAGTTCGAAGCTATTGACGCTACTTCTTGTGAAACGAAAGATGACCTGTTTAAAGTTATTCACAAGATTAATGATGTATTTAATATGTTGGGTACTAACAGATGATAACATTCCTGTTTCTCGTTGTATTATTCATCATATTACACAATGCAAGTCAAAATCAAGGGGAGGAGGTTGGTGTACTTGGGTATAAAACCAGGTTTTTTCATGTTTCCGCAGGCGCGTCGAAGCGTACATACGAAAAAATGAAATACGATGGCGTGCATCCTGACCAATTAAAGGAGTTTATCGCGTTAGAAGATCAGTTTATGCGCTTGGTTCGGGTGGCTGTGTGTACAGGGGTTTCGCGGAGAAACCAGGGGTATGCTTTATCTGATGAAATCAAAGAAAAATTTAAACCGTACAATTTTGAGTACCACGTGACACTCTTAAAACAAATAGCCGAACCACATAAAATTATAATTCAAAATATAAGATGTTAAGCATATACAATAACGCACGTCGATGCGGTCCAGGTGTCATTCGGGTAATATTGTCAAACATGTAGACGACTAGCCACGTGTCGTCCAATCTTTCTCTATTTTCATCTATCCAATTGCGTTCATCGGCTGCATCTACAAATTCCCATGAACATAAAAATTCTCGCTCGAGTTTACCCATTCCCCATTCATTATCCGAGTCGCGTTCTTTGCGTATATACGCGCAAATAGTATAAAAAACACTGTCGAGGAGTGTTTCGCGTATACGTTTATCCCAACGAGGATGTTCTTCGTCTACGCGAAACTCACTATGTCTATATACCGTACTGACGTGATCAACAAAGAGTTGTCTACTATCATTCATGTATCTATATAGCGACTATTCTTTATAATTGTTCTACCACCGTACCCTTGGGGAAGCGTGGGGAATTCTTTTTCTTCGGAGGTGGTGTGGCCACGTTCATCACGTTTTCGAGTTCCTTGGCGAGGTTATTATTAAGGTTGTTTAACTTATTATTCAACTGTTTCGTACGCTGAAACTTCCATGTACGCACCGTATCACGCTTAACCTTATTAACATTGGTTTTAAAATGTAATCCATTCTTCTTATTCTTTTTGAGATTGAGGGCGTTGATCACCTTTTTCATATCCGCGACATCCGAATTTAAAGAAGGCATAACATTCTTATACTTCTTTAACCATCGCTTACCGTATAATTCCCTGATATCTTCCTTGATAGTTTTATTTGTTAGACGACGCTTATCCATCTTCTTTGCTATATTCGCCGTTCTTTTAGCAGGTTCTATCTCTTTAGGCTTTCTACCCTTTCTCTTAGGGGCTACGGGTCTAGGAATTTGGAGCTTTTTACATAACGTGTCCACAGTATCGCCGTCAATCACACTGATACCTCGAGCGATGGCTATTTGCACGAGTTCCTCCTTCTTGTGTGCACGGCACGGTTTATTACCAAGTTTAAACGTTCCAAACGCCCGATTCTTGATCTTCTCACAAATGGCGGGTTTTGTCGTCTTACTCGTGATGTCAACGATACCCATCTTTTCCGCGACTGCGACCAGCTTTGGTCGGGCGACAGTCAGACATTTACGTGGACCCACCCGTATACCATTTTTACCATTCTTCGAATTCGATTTATTGAAGTATTTGATATTGGTATTCTTATCGTTCATTGCGGTGGTTACATTCTTCGGGCGAGCGGTTTTCTTAACAGCTACCCTGTTCATACCTGTGTTCACAGATTCCTTCATCATACCCATAACCCACATAGTCTTTACTAAGTCGTATCCTATGGGATTGTATGCATCGTGTAAGGCTTTAACGGTCTTAGCACCCATAATCTGTATTTTACCAGATCTAAAGAGTTGAAAATTATTTCCATAATACGTCATCTTTAAAGCGGGGCGAAGCTCGGGTTCATAATCGATATTGCGAGACTTGGCGAAAGCCTGTGCAACCATGGTTAAGTTAATAACACCTTGTGTTTGAAACGTACCTACAAGTGTAGAGTAGCGAATAGGGTTGTATAAAAACTTATACTTCGACGCATAGTTATCCACTATGAATTTACGAATCATCTCTGGCTGCCTCGAGTTGTTATTGATGATACCACCCGCAAGTTGCATCTTACCGTTCGTATAAATTTTAGCCAGCAGTTTTTGCTTCTTACCTCCTTCATACACGAAACCGTCGATTTGAGCGACGAAGTATCGATGCCTGTTTTTCGCATTTTTATTCGGTACGACTGTAAATGTATGCTTAGCTCCTATTTGCATACGCCCGTATAACAGTTTAATCGCGCTTATCTCTATTTCGAAATTAGACCCAGGTGTGATGGGGCGTCTTTTAATTGGTTTCTTATACAGAATTTCCGCGACGTTTACGTTATAGTTACCCTTCTTAGCATCTAAATTGACCATACCGTTAAAGACACCCATTTGAAGAGGTGACATTTTCATTTTTGAAAGGTTGGCGGCCTTCAGTTTATTACCAACCATTCTATTTATTCTCGTTTGTATATTGTTTTGTTTGAGTCTGGTAGCGTTGACCCTTAGACTATTTTTTTCGCGGTTCGTGAGATACGGGGCCTGTCGTATCAAATTTTGGGATGTAGTTGGTGAAACATTATTTTTTTCAAATTCGTTGAATAAACCCATATATTAAGTAAATATTTTAATCGTCTAACTCCTGTCCATCTGTATCAACCATCGTCTGTGTCGAAATAGATGTCTCAACGTGTACCTGTTGTTGCGGTACCACTTCTTGGGGGGTTACGTTTACGACATCGAGACCAATAACCCACATAGAGTTCCTATGCTCTGTACCAGTCTTAGGTTGGTGTTGAGTTATACCGCATCTCGTATACAATGTATTTTCATCTTCTTTCAGCTTTTCCACGCCGATACCACGCTCACCAAATGGACCCGCCCATATATCAGAATTGATCGTTCGCGACTTACCCTCTTTCATACAGAAAGCGGCAAACTCGTCTTTGAAGAAAGATAGGGGACACTTCTTATCTTCACCATACTCAATGTGCGAAGATTCCATGAAACTCAGTAGAGGACTGACTGCCGCTGCAACCTGTGTCTTAACCTTTTCGAAGTAGGGTGGAAGAATGTTCCAAATGGCGTCGTTTTTATGTGCCTGTGCCTTCTCGAGATACGCCCTCACACACTTTTGCAGGATGTTTGGAAGTTCCTCTTCGAGCCTATCTTCCAGAGTCGGATCCGCTTCCTTAACTTTCTTCCTAAAGTCAACTGTAATCAAACGTCGCAAAACGCTGCCGGAGTTGTCTCTCCACCCGGGAATCTCGTTACCACCCAGAATACCCGGAGATTTCCACACGAAAGTTTTAGCCTTCTCGTGTTTCACTGCAATCGAAACATCTTCACCAGACACTACAGACTGAAACTCTGCCTGTTCAAGTGCTAAATCACCTTTGATCTCCGGTGCAATAAACATATAGGAATCGTAAATAGAAGACAGACCAAACTTTCTTTCCACGTTATTCGAAAGTGTTCGCACATCCTCTGTTGTATAAAATTTGCGACATACTTTCGTAATAATAGTCGATTTACCGGACTGCGCGACCCCCTTTAGGAAGGGGATGCATTGCCATTTATCTATCTCATTTACGTCATAACACAGGCGCCCGCAAAGAACATAGATCCATTCGATTACCTCCTTTTCGAACTTTTGGTACTTTAGGATCTTATCGAAATTGGGTGTAGGGATATTCCTCCAGTCGGTATCGTTATAGTTGTTGAATTCCCGATTGAAGTATTTGCAGCTGACGATAGTCCGATCGAGTGTCTTAAACTCCTTTGACGTATACGGGTAGAAAATAGCCCGGTAATGTTTGTCTTCTTCTGTAGACTTGTCAGGTACAAGCTCCTTGCCGATGAAAATACCATTCGTGAAAGACCATACCTGTCGATGCTTCTTAATTTCAGGAAATTGCATATCTCTCGTCTTAGAAAGATGGCGAATAAGATCGCTGTGGGTAGAAGGACTCATAGTCATATTTTTCCATAGTTCATACCATTGCTCCTTTTTACCGACCGAATATACGTAATCTTGAATACTTTCAAATACTTCCCATGCCCGGGTACTCGCCCCATCTTTTGTTTTAATCTCCCTACAACACTGCTCTTTGTATCTCTTGATCTGACTATCATATAAATCCTTCAATAACTGTAACATAGCCTGTTGAAAAGGTTTCAATTCCTGAACATCCTTAATCGTAGATGCCCTGTAAATAGATGGGTCGGATTCCGGATCCACGGGTACGGCGTTGGGGTTATTCGAGAAATCGTGTATACGATATACACTGAATGTTACTCTCCATGCATCTTGAATGCGGTCGATCATCCTGTTAATACGAGTAGCCAGTGTAACTTCTTTGATTTCGTCGTCATCGAAGTCACATTCATTATCCTTTTCCAGGGCACATGAGCGGTGATACGCTTCGCATAAACGATCTATCATGAATGTACGAGTGCGTTCAACTTCACCGATATCAATTTGTATGGGTAGACCTTTTTCCCTTGGTTGGGAAGGGTCGAAAAATAGGTCAAACCCTATGTTAAGAGACTCTGATGCACTGAGCTTGTCGTTAATTTTCAGCTTTTTTTCAGAGGGCTGGATGATTACTTTCATGAGTTGATCTATGTCCATTTTCATAATATTCTCAGTCCAGAAAGTGCTATTATGATCATGAAGATTGTATGTGTCGTCTATGACGTGCATTGTCTCACCGGACCCCTGCATTTCTAATATTAGGATTCATTTTTCTAAGCCTCATTTTTCTTCTGAAGAATGCCGAGGAGTTTGATAAAAATTTTATTCTGAATTTCCATCTGTTGTCCAATGTATACTAGAGCAGTGCACACGGTGTCACCCTCGGGGGTGGTAAGAGTTTGACCAAGTAAATTTTCCATGGGCGAAAAATCGTCATCATCGGGAAAATCCTCAGGATCGTACTCGGTGAGGTCGACCTCCTGGTCGGGTAAAATTTCAGATTCAGATTCAGATTCGGTCTCGGTTTCGGGCTCGATAGTCTCAGGCTGTGTAGACATTTATGGTAGGTTGAGGAAAAATCACGTGCGAAATTTCGCACTTTACCTGAAATTATTTTCTCTGCGTATAGTACAACAACATACAAAATGGCGGGTGGTTTAATGCAACTCGTGGCATACGGCGCACAGGACGTCTATCTGACAGGTAACCCCAAGGTTACATTTTTCCAGGCGGTTTACAAGCGCCACACTAACTTCGCTATGGAGAACATCGAGCAGACCGTTAACGGTACTGCCTCCAACTCCGGCCGCGTTTCCGTCACCATTGCTCGCAACGGTGACCTCGTCTCCGACATGTATGTCGAGCTTAAGGCCGCGAATGCCGTCGTGCTCACCGCCGGTGATGCGGAGGACGTCTGCTGGGCCGCCGAGCGTGCGATCAAGGACGTCGAGTTATCCGTGGGTGGACAGCGTATTGACAAGCACTACCAGCGCTGGTGGAGGCTTTACTCCGAGCTTTACCTCGATGATTCCAAGAAGGCCACTTGGGGTAAGATGACTTCCCCCGCGGTTGGGGGCGACGGCGACGGCAAGGTCTTCACGGGTGCCGGTCAGATGTTCCTTCCTCTTATTTTCTTCTTTAACCGCAATCCTGGACTTGCCCTCCCACTAATTGCCCTGCAGTATCATGAAGTCAGAATGGATTTCGATTTATCTTCGGAGTTCTCACTGTATACCGATAACAGCACCTTCAAGGTCTGGGCTAATTACATTTACCTCGACACTGAGGAGCGTAGGCGATTCGCGCAGAAGGGTCATGAGTACCTTATCGAGCAGGTCCAGCACACTGGCTCCGACGCTATGGCCGCCGCCGGTTCCACGAAGCAGATCCGCCTCTCGTACAACCACCCGGTCAAGGAACTCGTTTTCTGTGCCGACCACGGTTCCGTGTCTCGCGCCAACCTTTGGAACTTCACGTCCTCCACCCAGGTTGTTACCACCGACGCCGGTGCCCAGCTCCCAGCTTCGACTTCGTCTGTCGTGCCCACCACCCTTTCGGGTGCCCCCCAGCTTAAGGTCACCCAGGCTGTCGCCCCCTGGACTGAGGAGGCCGACGGTCCCATCGACACCTTCAAGCTTGTTCTCAACGGTCAGGACAGGTTCAAGGAGCAGACGGGTAAGTACTTCAACGCCGTGCAGCCCTACCAGCACCACTCCGGTTCCCCCATGCCCGGTGTGTACGCGTATTCGTTCGCCCTTAAGCCCGAGGAGCATCAACCGACCGGTACCTGCAATTTTTCGCGTATAGATAACGCTCAGGTCGCTATCAAGACCAAGGCTGCCGCCACCGCGCTGAACCTTAACATGTTCGCCGTGAACTACAACGTCCTCCGCATCCAATCGGGTATGGGCGGTCTTGCCTTCTCTAACTAAATACTCATACGAAGTATTTCATAAATATTAATAATTCACTTTTAAAAATTGTTCTTACACATTTTTTAAAAATGAAGGTTCAATACATTTTTGACTCCCCCGACTTTTTGTAACGCCTTTTTTTGTTCCGAATTTCATAAGGTGTCCGACCGGTCGGATCAGTCGAACGTGCAAGAAGCATTCTCGTCGTCCCATGCATCTACACTGTTACATGAAATAGTACCCCCAAACAGTTCATACACCCAAGACCCGTCTACGAGTTCATCTTCGATAAGTTTTTCTTTTAATTGTTTAAGTTCAAGCATATTAATAGACAGAAGTTCCTTTGAACGTTTATAACATTCCGATACAAGATCACTGATTTCCTTATCGACCATTAACGCGGCTGTAGGTGACAGGTTCCTATAATCGAAGTTGTTAATACCTAGACCATACGTGGTAACCATTTCTCGAGCGATGTTATACACTTGGGCATAATCTGAAGAAGCACCCGTGGTGATATTATCAGCCCCGTATATAAGTTCTTCGGCTGCGCGTCCACCTAGAGCTACGACCATCTGATTCTTAAGATACTGTTTTGTGTAAAGAGCCGATTCTGCATTCTCTTCCGAAGGCTGAAAGAAAGTCACACCACCGGCTGCACCCCTAGGAATGATAGACACTTTACGCACACGATCGTACCCCGGAATGACTGCACCCGTGATAGCGTGCCCCGCTTCGTGAAAAGCGATGACCTCTTTTTTATGACCCGTAAAAGTTGTATCACCCTTTGCACCTACTATCAGTCTCTGGTATACATCGTCCACTATATCTTCCGTGATAGTACCATCTCCATCTCGAACCCCCCGAATAGCACATTCGTTCAATAAGTTAGCGAGTTCAGCACCCGAAAACCCTGTCGTCTGTTTCGCGAGGGATCCAAGACTTACACTTTTATCGAGTTTCTTACCTCGAGCGTGTACTTTAAGAATCTTCTTACGACCCCCAACACTTGGTAAGCTGACCTGAATCTTGCGATCGAATCTACCCGGGCGAAGAAGAGCTTCATCTAGAATATCACTTCTGTTAGTAGCTGCTATGACTACGATTCCCGTGTTTTCATCAAATCCGTCCATTTCTGTAAGAAGTTGGTTGATAGTCTGTTCACGTTCATCATTACCCGGCATGGGTCCAGATGCACGCTTTTTACCCACAGCGTCGATCTCATCTATAAAAACTATACACGGTTGATTCATTCGCGCTTGTTCAAAGAGTTCACGCACACGCTTAGCACCCACACCTACAAACATTTCAACAAAACTCGCCGCCGAACACTGAATGAAAGGGACACTGGATTCGCCCGCGATCGCTCGAGCGAGTAGAGTCTTACCAGTTCCAGGTGATCCCGAAAGAAGAGCACCTCGGGGGATTTTGGCTCCACTGCCCAAATAACGCTCGGGATTCTTAAGAAAATCAACGATCTCTTCGAGTTCGTATTTAGCAGAATCTATACCTTCAACATCGGTGAATCGGGTTTCTATACTTTGTTCCATATCAAAATCAGCTGATTTAAGAAAGGGGTTAGGCATTCCCATTCCACCACCGTCTTTACTTCCAAAAATGGCACGGAACATGGTAAAAGCATATAAGATGAAAAATGCTATAATTACATTTTCGGCGAGATTTTGTGGTTGAGTAGTATCTATATTGATATTAGCTTCACTATTGATAAGTGTCTCCCAGAACTTATCAGATTGAACGATCGCGACATCTCCGTAATTTCCATCCTTTTCCGTGAAAATCGCGATATTCTTAGAGGGTTTAATCAACACCTGAGGAAGCTCTTTCTTTTCTAGACTTTTCATAAATTGGCTATACGATTTCGGTTTATACTCTGATTGGGGTGACTTGTCTACCTTAATATTGGGTGCACGAAACAAACGCGGTACAGATAGACTCACAACAGGACGCATCTATATTATATATTGAATTAAGTTTTAAGCAGCTTAAATAAATAGACCTATAATATAACATAATGACAAGTTCTTTGGGTGTAATCGGATTGGGTTCTATCGGGAAAAATCTCGCACTTAACATTCAAGAGAAGCAGAAATTGCACGTGTATAACAAGACGCACTCTAAGGTTATCGCATTGGAAGAACAATCTGAGAACGTGTTTGGACATGAGTCCATCGTTGAAATGGTCGATGCTATGAAATGGCCGCGTGTTATCTTTACAGCTCTTCCTCACGGGGATGCGACAGATGATACTGTTAAAATTTTACTCAAACATTTGAGACCTAATGATACAATCATAGATTGTTCAAACGAATTCTATAGGGTCTCTAGAACCCGTGGGTCTAAATGTAAGGTTCGGATGATAAATTATTTAGGGACTGGACTTTCTGGTGGTACCGTCGGCGCTCGCGAAGGTCCAGCTTTCATGATAGGCGGAACTAGGCATGCATACGAGATGACTAAGCCCATCCTTACAAAGATATCTAACAGACATACATACATGGGCGAAGATTTTGGTGTTGGTCATTTTACAAAGATGGTTCATAACGGTGTGGAATACGGAATGTTACAAGCTGTAGCAGATTTATATTCCTATTGCGGTCATGATGATACACGTATGAAAGCTAGTCTAGAAAGGGCTATCGGTACAGATATGGATGGGTATATTGTGCGATCAGCTTTGAAAGTACTCGAGCAATACGAGATGGATAAGATTTCTGATGTCGCAGAAATGAATAATACTGGGTTGTGGTGTTCTCAAGCTGGTTTTGAATATGAAATTCCTACACCGGTTATTAATTCAGCTGTTAATACTAGAATTACGAGTAGATACGTGAAGTCTATTCAGACCAAGCAACATGCGACTTCTGCCTTTGCACCCATTTGTGGAATGAATACACTGCGATTTACATTCGCTGCTTCTCTTTTAGAGGGGTTTGATCTCATGAAAACACGTAATACTCATAAACAGAGCGTGGTTAATGCGTGGTCCAGTGGTACCATCATCGAATGCCCTCTTATCGCGAAAGACCTATACGATATTATGGATAAACATATTCTAGATGCGCGAATTTTTGTGTTACATTGTATGACCGCGGGTGTGCCGTGTCCAGCTGTGCAGGCGGCTGTTATTCAATACGACTTTATACATCAACAGAAAACTTCAATGTCATTTATTATGGCGCAACGGAACTTTTTTGGACAGCATACACTTATTGAAGTATAAAAAATAAACACATTTTTAAAGTATGATTAAGAAATTGATTGACATGTTGTTAAAAGTAGAAAAACCCGTACTAGGCCGGTGGTCACTTAAAAATTGTAGTGAGATGTCGGCATCCATAAATTCTGTGTATCAGAATAGAGATCACTGTGGAGATACGATATGCAAAACACCAAAACGAGCTTCGGAATATCCTTCCACTCCTAACAATATAAAAGATAAACGATAAGTAAGAATATGCTCGAGATTTACACAGATGGAAGCTGCCTCGGAAACCCGGGACCCGGGGGGTGGGGCGTCATTTCGCGAGATTTTAAACTAACCGGTGGATCTCGAGAAACTACTAATAATATTATGGAAATGACAGCGATAATAAGAGGGTTGGAACACATTAAAAAATGTGGTATTAACGAAGTGCGTATTTTTACGGATAGCAATTATACGAAAAATGGAATCACTTCGTGGATAAAAAATTGGAAGCGTAACGGATGGCGCACTGCATCTGGGTCCGCGGTAAAAAATAAAGAACTATGGAAAACTCTCGATACACTTGTTCAGTCTATAAAAATTGTAGAATGGCGCTGGGTAAAAGCTCATAACGGAAACGTGCAAAATGAACTTGTCGATAAATTGGCGCGTTCAACTGCCTATGAATTTCAGAATAATCTGAACGTAACATAGGCACAGGCCGTTATGTCTGATAAAATTTCACTGGATGAACAGGTAAACTGTTTATGGTGTGAAAAACAAGAAAAATTACTAATACGCTGGGCAGAAAAGGCCGCCGGGTATAGGTGGCTTCATAACCACTCTCGTCTATTTTTTAAGAAACAAAATGACTGGTTAGCATACCCTTCGATTGTAATTGCATCGATAACAGGTGTCGGTGGTTTTGCAGTGTTAAATCCAAGTGGTAACGCTAATACAAGTAACGATACCAGAACGCGTATTATGATCATCCAATATTTCTTTGCTTTTTTGAATGTTTTGGCGGGGATTTTGACGAGTATATCCAAATTTAGTCAGAGTTTAAGTCTTTCAGAAGGGCACTCTGCTATGTGTGTACAATGGTCCAAATTCTATAGAAATATTGATATGGAACTGTCATTAGATGTAAGGCATAGGGCAAATGTCGTAGAATTTGTAATGAAGTGCAGGGAAGATTATGATCGACTGCTAGATGAAGCACCTGACATCCCCGCAGTTTCTATACAGGCATTCCAAGTTCAGTTTCCCAATAAACCCAATAAACCAGATGTGTGCAATGGACTCAGTATCGTTGTGAACGATGAAACAAATTCTGTTATCGCTTCAAAACGAGCTGTTAATAGATGGTTAGGAGCTTTTTCAAATATAAACAAAAGGAAAAGTAAAGACGTGTCGTATCAAGGCGATGAGCTTAACAGGTTAGACTCTGTATGATCTCATTGGTCTTGTCGTACATCTTCTCGTGGTACCTGCTGGTAAACCCTTTCTTCAATCGTCCGTTTTCGATCACGTTCGATTTAAGAGAGTCCCACAACTCGAGTCGCTTCTCAAGAAACTCTTTGAACCTTTCGGGGTCACTAGTAGATTTATAATGAATCTTTTCACTATTCATAGCCTTTTCAATTGCACTTTTTTTCTGTTCGTTATAAATTTTCACGCGTTCGTTGTATGGTACCGACACGAATATAACCTCTTGTTTCTTACTCATTTGTATTTATTTAGTAGATGTTCTTTATGTATGATTAAATTGCATGGGTTCGAGGGTGAGAGTTTCTCCCGATGTTGTGTCCATGAAAATCCACGCGAATACACCATGTATGACCCACGAAATGCCTAGCATGACCTTTAAAGCCTGTGCCTCTCGTGAAACCTGTATGGTATCATTCAAAACTAGTCTGTGTTCGTCTTCAATTTCATGCCATTCTTCACGAAGATCGTGAAGCTGATTAATGAGGTCTGTAATTTCTTGATCCATAGTTTAATATGACGTCTATTCTTTATACACGAACTCCTGTGTGTGGTCTACAGATAAACGTACCTATCAAAGTAAGTCCTAATAGACCAGACCCAGTATACCTGTTTGTATGTTATTATCATATCATATTAAAAAATCGCGAAGTGGTTTTGTGAATCTGGGCTGAAAGTGTATTCCGGTTTCTTTGGTTTCGACTCTTCCCGACGCGCCCATTCTTTCCTGACATCTACAGGTGTTGTGTATATATCCATCTTCTCTATGGGTATAGACGGATAATCATATTTATCGGGTGGATCACGTAAGGTATGACCACCTAGTATAAATAATATCCAAAGTATGATCGATATCCAGATGTATACCGACATTTAATATATACACGAAAAGAAATCTCAAAATTTTCTTCGCTCATAGTAATGAAGGTAACACTCAGAAAGAGTCCAAATCCTGAAAAAAAATACAGAGCCACTTTCGAGGATGGTTCGCATGTGGATTTCGGTGGCGCGGGGTACTCGGATTACACTATTCACAAGGATCCATCGCGTATGAAGAGATATCTCGCACGGCATGGACGTATGGGTGAAACATGGACTAAATCCGGTTTAAAAACTGCTGGATTTTGGTCTAGATGGTTACTGTGGTCAAAACCTAGTATGCCTGGAGCTAAGCGACTGATGTCCTCGCGTTTCGGTTTGCGATTTGTCTAAGACCACGGCGGTTCAGGTTCTTCTTAAGTTGTGATATAAGATTCGGGGGCATTGCGGGACCACGTGCTACCGCGCGCGCCATAATAGGACGCCTCATAGGCGGAGGGGGAGGAGGAGGAGGTGGGACCCGTCTCATCATAGGGCTTGATTTTTTTGTAGCGCATGTACACCTATTCTTAACGAGTTGTTTGCATGTGCGCATAGTAGCGGCAGCTTGAGTTACGCGATTTTTCATTGCAGCTAAATTGCGTAAGTTAATCTCCTTTCGTAAAGCTTCGTTGGTTTTTTTTACACGTTTACCTTGGCTGTCTCGAGTTAAACGAATACCTTTTCCACGAGCTTTTGTTCTTATGTCAACCATTTCTATATACCGAGATTAAAAAAAGTGATCGGTTCTATAAAGTTTAGCCTGATACGCGGCAGCCTTACCCAAAACACTCACCGATTCGTTTCCGTACAGTTCTTTACATCCCAGGTCATCCATACAATCTCTTTCCCCGATCGTTACCGGTATAGAGTATATCTGATCCCCGGGTGTTGATGTGTAATAATGATATTGATCTCGGCGCCCTCTCACTTCTTTACCATACAATGGAAGCGTCTCTTCGTTTTCACCTAGAAGAACACCCATCTGTTGAACGTTTCCAGGTTTGTACATCTTAATAGGAGGATCTCTATATTCAGGTGCGCGACGCACACTCGCGATAGGCCGCCGCGGGGGTATCATGGGTGTCGGGACGGGTACTTTAATGACCTTGGGATCTTGTAACTTTGTGATGAGATAAAAGATTGTTACGACAAGTACGAGCATTATAAGTAAACCGGTAGTGTTCGACTTTCCTTTCTTCATTTATATAACTTAGAAAAGATTCCAGAAAGATCGACACGTTCTGCGTATGGTATTCTTTTCAATTTATGTTGAACGAATAACCATAATGCCAGAAACAAAAATTTAGGAATAAGACCAGATGTAGTATTGTCAAGTTTATATATGGGTCCAATTAATCTTCCAAAAAACGTATCTTCTTTTTTGTTCCCTGTGAGTTTCATTTCAATCTCTGTAAGTGCGCACGTATCGTCGTTTGTCGCCCAATGAAAAAAGAGGAAAGGTATGATGAGTGAGTAAAGAGATAGAGTCACTTCATCTCCAACGAAAGGTATCACTATCATCGCGAGAAACAGAAGGACGTGAACAAAAAATATAATATTCATCTCTATTAGTATGGACAAAGAAAAGAAAAAGACCCAGTCCAAAGATAAGGTAAAGCGAATTTGGCATCCTTCACAAGAAAAGATATTGAAAACATGGGGTGAGGCGTCGGCCTGTTATAGATATATGCACAACCACGCGTATTTAGTCTTCAAAAAACAAAGTATGCGTTTTACTTTACCGGTCATCGTATTATCGACGATCACTGGTACCGCGAATTTTGCGCAATCATCTTTCCCTGAAAATATGAGAGCTTCAGCACCTGCCATGATTGGTGGGTTGAATTTAATTGCTGGTATAATTGCCACTATTATGCAATTTCTAAAAATTAACGAAATGATGGAAGGATGTAGAGTCGCGTCATTGCAATACGGTAAGCTTTCGCGTACAATTCGGTTAGAACTTTCTCTTCCTATTCAAGAACGTTCTTGTGATGGTTCTGCTATGATAGAATCGTGTAGAGCTGAATATGATAGACTCATCGAGCAGTCTCCACCTCTTCCGTATGCTATTATTCAAGCTTTCGAAAAACAATTCCCGGATGATTCCGAATTTTTTAAACCGGAGATTATGCATATCCAGCCTATAGACATGTTCATTTCGGAAGATGAGATGCGATTCGAATTACAAAAAGAGCTCGGAGCTATGCGAACAGGTGAATCTACTCCGATCAATACAGACGTTGAGGTGATTATCGATGGATCGAAATCTTCCTAGCTACGTACGCTAACATTATAAGTAGTATTAGATTAAAGAGTCCGATACATATCAAATAAGGAAAAACCTTTCTCTTGATAGGTTCTACGATCCTTGTCTGAAGTGTATCACTTTCCAAAAAAATATCTAAAGCTTGATCAGTGAACTCATCGGTCATGGACTCCTTCATTAAAATAATCCCACAAAAAAAAGAGCGACCATCGACGCTCCATGAAAAAGAAATTTCCCTGTTGGAAAAATACTTGGCACAGGGGGAAAATGTATTCATATGCGGACCCACTGGTTCCGGGAAAACGTTTATAGTAGACTGTTTACTTAATGCGAGTAATACAATCGAGCTACATTCGGAACTTTTTCAAAAGAAGAGTACCTTTTTGAACTTGATAGGAGACACGTCGTACCATATATTGATAGATGGGTACGATTCAAGTGTGTATGGTCATAAGCAGGTCATAGATAAGATTTCTGATATGAACGAGAAGCTTACAAAAGGGTCGGTGATTGTAACGTCTACGTCTATTCACATGTTACCAAATTTCAAACTCATAATCGTACCAAAACGCTCCCCGGATGCGATATTCTCACTGGAGTGCAGTAACCCTAGAGCACGCCCCGCCGCTGACAAATGTCTTGGGAATATACGAAACTTTTACGATTATATGAATTTTTCAGATGAAAAAGATATTTTTAAAACATCGAAGGATATAGTTATAGATATACTATGTCGTAAAGGTAATGGATTTGATACGAGTCAAACGGTGCATGAACACGGTCACGTGGTGGATGTTATCCACGGGAATTATCTACATTCAAACGATACCAACGTCGTACCAATCGCAGATTCGTTATCACTCGCAGATATTTATGACTCCGCGATGTATAAGGGTGAATGGGATTACATGCAATACTACGTATCTTGTGGAATGGCCGTACCCAAATATAATCTAGGGGAGCCACTGAAACCAGAAAATATACAACCCGGTAGCACGTGGACTAAATACGGTAATTATAAGATGCGGCATAATAAACTCAAAATTATTCAAGGGCGGCACACCACGAAATTGGGGGTAGAAGAGCTGGGGTTAATACGTAAATATGCGATCGCCGGAGATCTAGATCCTTTAATCGAATACAAACTCACACCTCTCGATTTTGACATCATGAATCATCTCGCACTTGGCAACAAATTGAAACCATCTGAAGTTGCAAAAGTTAAAAAGAAACTGCGTAATGTAGTCAATGAGTAACTCCGACAGTGAAGACGAGACTTCTGGCGACGATATTGTCCGTGTGGTAGGCTGTGACATTTATTACTATGGGGCTATAGACCGTGAAAGTATACTGACGTTCATAGAAGAGTTTAAAAAGTTGGAAGTTGACTTACTTAAAAAAGCGATCGAGCTTCCTGGGTACACACCTACAATTCAAGTTCATATTCATAGTGAAGGAGGTGATGTATTTTCAGGGTTAAGTGCTATGGACACTCTCAGATCTGCGCGGGTTAACGTGACGTGCATAGCTGAGGGTAACTGTTGTAGTGCCGCCACCTTTTTACTTCTCGGAGGGAAGAAGAGGCTCATGAGCCGACATTCATTCGTGTTGATTCACCAGCTCTCGACTGGGTTCTTTGGAAAATATAATGAACTCAAAGACGAGATGAAAACATGCAAAAAAATCATGAAAACCATAAAAGGAATCTATAGATCGGAAACTGAGATTCCTAAAGAAACACTAAACGAATTCATGCGCAAAGATATCTATCTCAACTACGAGGACTGTCTCAACTACGGGATCGTTCACGACGCCTCGTAACATCAAGAAATCGCTTATATAAAAAAATTACACCTAAGATGATCACCCCAACACTGATTGTATTCATATTTAAGGGAACCGTCGTTAACGGAGGAGGCTTAAGTCGCTCCATCCTTTGATAATTTACTACTGGTATCATTCCTACTACTAATATGAATACAATTTTTACTACCGATAAAAACAACAAGAAGCGCTACCTCGACATTCGTGTTGAAGAAATCAATGATGTCTGGTGCATCGTCAAGGCAACTGGTCATGTTGGGGGGAAAGAAGTTACATCCATGACTGAAGTACCCCTCGGTTTCGAGAGTGCGACGAAGCGTGCGAAGACCATGTGGAAGAATGCAAACACCAAGGCTACCACAGTTCTTCCTATGCTGGCGAATAAATGGGAAGATCGCAAGAAGTACATCTCCGAACCATTTTACGTGCAACCCAAGCTCGATGGTGTTCGTCTTCTGGTTTCTAAAAACGGTGGTATCTCGAGAACCGGTAAAATCATCCCCGGAACCGAGGTTCTTGGTAAGGGACTCGAGACTGGTCAATACGTCGACGGAGAGGCGTTTGACCCCAATCTTACCTTCGAGGAACTTACGAGCACGTTCAAAACTGACCCTCTCAAGCTCAAGTTCCACGTGTTCGATTTCTTTGATCTCAGAGCCGAAGCGCTCGCTCGAGACAAGATGACGTTCGAGCAGCGCTGGGAGTACGTCAAAGATTCTATCTACAATCCTCATTACGAATACGTGAAAACGACACTCGTAAAATCCAAGAAGGATCTCCCCAAGGTGCACAAGAAGCACGTCGAGGATGGTCACGAGGGTACGATGATTCGTGATCGCTTTAGTGTGTATGAAGTTGGACAGCGAAGCAACTATCTTCTCAAGCACAAGGATTTCCAGACCGAGGAATATGAGATTATCGGAGCCACCACGGGTCATGGTCGAGATGCAAATTGTGTCGTGTGGATGTGTAAGACGGAGGAAGGTAAGGTTTTCAGCGCTCGTCCCGAGGGTACATTGGAGGATCGCGAGTACAAGTATGCGAACAAAGATCAGTTCATTGGTAAGATGCTTACCGTTCGGTTCCAAAACCTGACAGATAAGAATGTTCCCAGGTTCCCGATCGGGGTTGCGATTAGAGACTATGAATAAATTGTTATAAATATGTAAATGAATCGATTTGCTATTGACGTTGATGAAGTTCTCGTACCGTTTGTTAGACCCATGGCCAAGTTTAAAAAGCTAAAAATGCCAACTGAAAAATGTAGATACGTGTACCGAGAAATGTTTGAAATAACAGAACCCCAGTCCCGGAAGATGGTAAGAGAATTTTATGATTCCGAGGTATTCGATGCACTCCAGCCTATCGATTCTTCTCAGGCAGTTCTTCGACTTATGCGACCGTATGTAGATAAGATGTATGTCGTCACCGGTCGTCACGACTGTGTCAGAGAGAAAACTGAAGACTGGTTAAATTTTCATTTTCCGGGTGTATTTGATGATGTTATTTTGACGAATAGTTTTACGACTTATGAAATACAGAAATACGATATATGTCACGCCCTTAATCTCGATACTATCATAGATGATAATGATACGACGTGTGGTATATGTAAACACTGGAACATGGATGCCTTTCACTTTGCAGGGTACAACGGCGAGGAATATGAATGGTGTACGAGAGATGACATAAGTGTTTTGAGTTGGGCGGACTTATATAAGAAGCTACCCCAGAAGTTTATGGAATAAAATCTCAGTTTATAATAGATGTCTCGAACAGTAACTATTACTAAGACTGGTACCACACCCAAGACGGCTTCACCCAAAATTACACGGAATGCAACGACTGGTAGAATGTTGAATAATAAGCTGGATATCAAGTCTAAGCGCGAACAACTTGTGAATACGTATCTTACTTTCACATACGAAATGCGGGATAACTTACCCCGGAGGATATTTTGGAGGTATGTTATTCTCATGCTTTTATCCATTGATAAAATTGCGGGTGTATCGTCAAATGACGAAAAGTATTCACAGTTATTCGAACAGACGAATACTCTTAACGGCACGGTTCCTTTAGATATTCAAAACACGTGGGCTCGTAAATTTGAAAGTATTGTTAAAAATGCGAAACGTATTTCTTCTTCCACCACGAAGAATTTAAACTCGATACTTAAATTTTAATCTATGACATTAATATATGTCGTGTTCCGATAAACCGATATTCGTCATTATAAAGGAAACCACTACAGGATATTCCTTCGATAATGACGTCACATACAGTAGTCCATTCGCTAAGCATGTATTATCACAGCCAGCGGATATGACTCACCCATCATTGGTGGTCACGAGCTCATGGGGCTTGAATAAGAGTATCACACAGATGGCGACCGGTAATGCTGGATTTAGTATCTTACAGAAAGCGAAGAAGAATGAAAACTTTGTAAAAAGTTACGGTAATAATAGCAGAAAAATTATTGGTTTGATTGATAACGGAACCCGTGGATACAAGTTAGCTAGAACAGCTCCTTTAAGTGGTAATGCTCCATCTGTTATGGAATTGACTAATCTACTTAAATCTATATCCAATTCCGGTAAGAGCATAAAGGTTCGCGGAAGTCCTTTAGAATATAAAAGGTTACTCGACTATTTTCAGTTCTTGTTAGTGTCCAAAGTTCAAGCCAGGGATTTATTTTTAACTCGTCCGAATAATGTTCATATCATGGACGACGTAAATGATCCATCCAAGGATGTTACACTAGAGGAGGCATATCTCAGTATGTTCGAGCAGGAATCGTCTAATCGTACCATGTATAATAGTGCATATTTCGTTACTATGGATAGATTAGCCGCTTTAGCGGCCGTAGTGCGACAAATTCCTACCATATATCAAACGGTCAAACCACAAAATTACTATGATGTACCAACGGGTAATGTAAATAGAATAACCAAATTTTTAGAGTCCAAAATAAAGACGGCCAGGAACGCTTTTGAAATTCCTAACCGAAATACACCGATGAAGAATCATCCTAATAGGATGCAAGAGTTGATAACACCGGAGGGTAAACCCATTATCACTAAAGGACCCCTGTTTAAATGGTTCTTAGATACTCGAAACATACAAGAAAAAGGTAATCGGGAGGTGGGTACAAGTTTTCATACTTTTTCCGCAGATACAAGGGCGCTCATTTTGTTTTATTGGGTTTTCGCGTATCCATCCGGTACCCACACTACGAACTTACCTTTCATAGAAGCATTTCTCAGTGTTTTAGACACATTTCACGATTTTACTGGTGCGCGTGCGACTGGGACCTTCAAAAATATCATAGGTACCGATAACACGCGGAATATCTTAAAGAAAATAGATGCCGCCCAACTCAAATTAAACGATTTTAATACCAACAGGGCGCATAAAACGCTAGTTAAATTATTGGGTACGGATATTTATCGTAAATCGAGAAAAGGTTATAATACACCTTTAAAAACCATCATATCGAACGCAAATAAACGCGGATTAAGCGCCGACGATAAAGTTGGGCGAATGTTATATTTTATCACGAGTATGTTAGGAAGTGACTCGGGATCACTTGTACAGGCGTGTGAAAAATTATCACAAGAAATACTACTTCATCTCGCGGATAATGATCCTATTTATGAAAGGCCTAAAACGTTTGTGTTTGGCGAAGGGCGTAATAAATTATGTGATAAACTCGACCGTGAAGGCGCTTGTTTAGTCGTAGACGCTATAAATGGTAGTATACCACAGTGTCTAGCTAAACATTCTGTCTACCACAATGTGGGTGTACTTGATCCCGCGACGAGATCTATACTTTCGTGGAGTGAAGTTGATGGTAATCAAGGTTGTGTAGATGGTGCAAAAGAGAAGCTGCGTCAAAGAAAATTGCGATTCAAACTTAAACAAAGACAAAAGCAGATATTTCGAGAAAAAGTCGCGAAAGAGCGTATTAAGAAAGGACAAGAGACGAGAGCACGAACGATACGAGATCAGGCTGCTGAGGCGGCTGCTGAGGCGGCTGCGAAAAATCAGGCACGGAAAGCAGCTACATTGAGAAGAGAACAAGCTGCTGAAAAACGTAAGAGAAATAACAATGCATCACCCACTAAAAATACAAAAGCTCAAACTTCGATTGTAAAACGTGAGAGAAATAACAATGCATCACCTAATAAACGACCCGCTAAAATCGCTAAGTCTACGTCATTTAAACCACCGCGGGGCAATATGAAGTTGAACATCAGTAAAAAACCCCCCCCGAAATCGGCTACACGAAGAACACCGCTTCCACCAAATCCTTTCCGCCTCGCTCAGCGACGAATTTCAGCTGCACAAAATTCCCCCAGACCTCCTAGGTCTGTGAGGGATGCGTTAACACCCATACCAGAGACACGAGCAAAGAGTGCGGCTCGATCGCGTCGCAACGCACCTGCTTCGGCTGGTACTCGCTCGGCTTCTCGTCGCACACCCAGCACTACTCAATAATATGTTGGATTATGATAGATGAACAGCAAAGAATATACTCGATTTAGGAGAGAAATAATGAAATACAAGAATCTTGTTAATCAGGATAGAATTAATCGCATTTCTAAACAGGTACAAGAGGGAAACAAAACGCGTAATCAGGGGTTAGTTGAAGCTTATAACGAAGCGAACATAGAATATAGAGCACAAATGACGGGCTACTATCCTAAAATGTTAGCGAAGGTTTTTAGATTGTTATTCAGTCAAAGAATCATTACGGCTAAGCAAATGAGATCACTTACAACTGATAGAGCTATGAGAGAATTTGTGCGAGAAGTGGCTGGGGAAGGTCCATCCAGACCTCCGTGCGTTAAAATACAAAATGCTAGAGGATGCTCTAATGCTCGTAAAGCTATTCAGGGCTTCGGAAGATCTACTAGGCGCGCCGTGGGGAGTGCCGTTAGTACACCCTTCAGAGCTGCGGGTAGTGCGGTGAGTAAAAGCTTGCGCAGGGGTACTTAAGTAAACCCCAATATATCAAAAAAATATACAAACATGAACACCCTAAATGAGACTTTCAAAAACGGAGCGGCCATCATGAGTCTCATTTGGAGCGTAGGAAAAATGCAAGATTGGGTGCAGCGTAATCAGTATTAAAGCGTAGAGCCGTTGAATAAATACAAAATGTTTACCATCACGTGTTCTAAGGTCCCGTCCCGTGTTCCAGTTTTTGAGACCCCCACTGAGCAGGCAAAAGCTCGGATAGCAAAGGCTGCAAATAACGATAAGAAGCGTAATAGACACTGGCGTCAACATGTATACTCACATCCCTCACAGGAAGAAATCGCGAACAGGGCACTCAGTAAAGGAGCTGAGAGAATTAGGGAGATGGAAATAGAGATCGAGAGGTATAAACAAGTGAACGCAAAACTCGAGAGACTCGCTAAATGGAATCTTCGTTCATCTCATTCCTCACTAAAAACTTCCGAAGAAATGATACAACTGCTTCAAGATACGTTCGGCGACGAGGCTTTTGAGAAGACGGAGGATGAGAAGTAACTCCATGGGTGTTAGAACCGTTGTACGTCATGCATACAGCTTCAGCTTCATCTTCATCTTCATCTTCAATAAATCCGAGAATAGATTTATACATTGACATTTAAACGTTTCTATGCTTTAGTTGCATTTAAATGAACTTAAGTCGTGACGTAAATATGTAATATTTAAGTAAATATGTTCGCACTCAGACAAGCCACCTTTCGACCCACCCCCTTCCGCTTTAAGCCTAGGGTTAAAAAATCAATAGCCAAGAGTTACTACGCACTCGATTATAGCAACAGTACAATACTCGAAAAAGTTTCTAATCACGATCTTTTTCATGTCATAGCATTTCATAAAGCTGGACATGAAGAAGGAATTTATTCCATTACGGATAGAGATACAAATGATATCCCCCAACATTTTATCGTAGCGTTCGTAACATTTGACGATGCGTATAGGTACAAAACGCTTCTGGAAGCTGATATGGACTCCTATTCACCTTATATTCAATATGCAACAAGATTTGAACTCGACCACGCGTGTAGTGTTGGGGGATACCGTTGCAGGGTTGTAAATAAAGGGGCGCTCATCACTCCACCCATGAGAACTGTAAAACTAACAGATTGGGAAATTCGTCAGTCTCTCATAGACGGCAATTGGACTGTTGCACCTAAACCGGGGAATCATCATGAATAACAATAGATTCCAAACTATTGGAACGACTCGTGATAGGAGAAAGCCCGATAATGACGGGATTTCTTTTCTGTGCACATGAATGACGTTCCATAGAAGCAACAGTGTTAAATGCGGACCAACACGTGTTACAACGAACAGTACCGTATCCGCTGTTAATACAAGTGTTAATCTGTTCCGTTGAATGATATCCCATGTGGTTTATCAAACCTTGCATATCTGAGAATACAGAGCCACATAATTCACACGAACAGTCGAAGGGGTGTGTGTATGCATCCGGTAGTCTCCTGTAACGTTTTTTAAATAAAAAGTCTAAACACATATACTTTCCTGATATAATATTAAACGTG